TGTATGAATTATTTAGGTATTAACGTTTCTCATGAAGCATCTGTTGCTTATTTTAAAAACAAACAACTCGTTAATGTCTGGTACGAAGACAGATATAACTATAAAAAACATTGGGAGCCAACTGTAAAGGATTCTTTTTATTTTTCTATATTAAAAAATATACATTTTAAACCTGACTTTGTATGTTACGGATCTTATGATAAACGAAATAGTGAATGGTATGGAAAAGATAATGACGAAAGTGTTATAGCCGAAATACAAGAACAGTTAGGTAATCCATCTTATTATTTTACAGGTAGTGAACATCACGTTTATCATGTTTTGTGTGGTAAATATTTTTCTCCTTTCAATGAAGCGATGGCTATTGTTATAGATGCCGGAGGTGCTCAAACACACAAACCTGGTTATCAAGAAATGCAAAGTATTTATTATGTAAATAATAACTTTGTTAAAAAACTATGGTGCCATTATTCCTGTAGAAGTTTTTTAGAATTAGACGGTACATGGAAACATGGTTACGCTCCTGTGGTAGTAAAAAATATAAATGGAACTGAATGTGAATTTAGCGCGTTAAGTGTAGGAGCTAATGAGTTTAATCGTGTAGGTTTTCAACTAGGTTTTAGAGGTGGTAAAGATGCAGGAAAAGTTATGGGATTAGCTGCTTACGCTGATAGTAAAAATAAATATGATTTAGATTACAGTAAAGTTACACGAGCCAAAGAACTACAAGAAGAAACTTTTGACCAAACTTGTAAGCTGATAGAAAAAGCACATAAGTATAGAAACTTAAATAATTTTATATTAAGCGGTGGTTACTTTTTGAACTGTACTAACAATTTTAAATATGTAAAAAAATACCCTCATCTAAATTTCTTTGTAGATCCAATAGCTTGGGATGGTGGAATATCAATAGGAGCTCATTTATATTATCATGAATATAATAAAAAATGTTAATAAAGCTGTAGATTTAATTTTACAGCAAAAACCCTTAGTAATATTTCAGGGTTCAAGTGAATGGGGACCACGAGCTTTAGGCAATAGATCTATTTTATTTGATCCAAGAAACAAAAATGCAAAGGATATTGTTAACAAATTTAAACAGAGAGAATGGTGGAGACCTCTAGCTGCTTCTGTTCTTTTAGAACATGCTCACGATTGGTTTGATCTAGCTACTTTAAAAGAGTCTCCTTATATGACTTTTGCTGTAGGAGCAAAAAAGAAAGCAATTAAACACACTCCTTCAATAGTTCACGTAGATAATAGCTGTAGAATACAGACCGTTACTTTAGATCAAAATAAAAATTATTATAATTTAATTAATGTTTTTTACAAAAAAACAAATGTTCCTTTACTATTAAATACTTCTTTTAATTTGGCTGGATATCCAATAGCTGAGTCTATTGAAGACATTACCAATCTAGACATACCTTTTAAAGACGTTTACATACCTCAATAAAGCTTATATAATCAGATGTTATGCTACAAAAATTAGGCTTTTTACCAGGATTTAATAAACAAGTTACATCAACAGGCGCTGAATCACAATGGACAGGCGGAGAGAATGTACGTTTTAGATATGGTACACCTGAAAAAATAGGTGGTTGGTCTCAGTTAGGTGAAAGTAAATTAACTGGCGCTGCAAGAGGATTGCATCACATGGTTAATAAAACAGGTATTAAATATTCTCTTATTGGTACAAATAGAATTTTATACGTTTATACAGGGGGAGTATACTATGATATACATCCTTTAACTAATCCGTCAGGAACAGCTATTACAAATGCATTTAGCACGTCTAATGGGTCACCTATTGTAACTATTTCTTTTGGTGCAGCACATAATTTTCAACCTGGTGATATTATTTTATTTGGTGATACAACTACTTTTAGTGCTATTACAGGTTCAAACTTTGGTGCCACAGATTTTTGTGATAAAAAATTTATGGTAACATCAACACCAACAGGAACCAGTATTACTATTACAATGCCTGGAAACGAAGGAGGAGCGGGAGCAACTAATTCTGGAAGCATAACTTATTTTCAATACTATCATGTAGGACCACCTGACCAAGTTGGAGTTTTTGGTTATGGTATATCTCAATGGGGTGGTTCAGTTACTAACCCACAAACCACTACATTAAACGGTGGATTAAATGATGATGCGTTTGGAACAGGTGGATCAGGAACTACAATTAATGTAGCCAGCACCACTGGTTTTCCAACGTCAGGTACAAATTTTATACAAGTAGGAACTGAAGAAATATCTTATACAGGCGTTACTGCTACAAGTTTTACTGGAATTGTTAGAGCTGTTCGAGGAACAACCAGGGCTGCTCACAGCACAGGTGCAACTGTTACTAATTACAGTGGTTTTTCTGGATGGGGTTCAGCAGCTTCTACTACCGATAAAGTTGCAGAACCTGGTATGTGGTCATTAGATAATTTAGGAAGCACAGCTATTGCATTAATATTTAACGGCGAATGTTTTGAATGGAACGCAGATTTAACAAATGCCGTAACAACAAGAGCTACGATTATTACAGGTGCACCTACCGCATCTAGAGATATGTTGGTGTCTACACCTGATCGTCACTTAGTATTTTTTGGAACAGAAACAACTATTGGTAATAAAGCAACACAAGATGATATGTTTATTAGATTTTCTTCTCAAGAAAATATTAATGACTATACACCCACAGCTGAAAATAGTGCTGGTACACAAAGACTGGCCGCCGGATCACGGATCATGGGTGCTAAACTTGGTAGAAATGCATTATATGTCTGGACAGATACAGCTTTATTTACCATGCGTTTTGTTGGAACTCCTTTTACATTTGCTTTTGAACAAGTTGGTACTAACTGTGGATTAATAGGTAAGAATGCAGCTGTTGAAGTTGATGGTGCTGCGTACTGGATGTCTGATAATGGTTTCTTTAGATACACTGGTAAACTAGAATCTATGGATTGTTTGGTTGAAGATTATGTTTATGACAATTTAAATACAACATCTAATCAAATGGTTTATGCAGGTATAAATAACTTGTTTGGTGAAGTAACATGGTTTTATCCAGAAGCTAACTCTAATGTAAACACACAATCAGTTACATATAGTTATTTAGATTCAACATCTAAACGTCCTATATGGTTTGTAAATGCAAGTCCTTTGTTTATTAGAACTTCATGGGTTGATTCTGCTGTATTTGGTTTACCACATGCAACGCAATACGATGCAGACACAGATACTTCATTTGATGTAACAGGAAACACAGAAGGTGTTTCGTATTACTATGAACATGAAACAGGTGTTAATCAAGTAAGACTAGGAGTAACTACAGCAATTCCTGCTAATATTACTTCTGGAGATTATGATATTACACAAAAAGTTGTTAGAGGAGCTGCAACTAATTTAGGAGATCTTAGAGGTGATGGTGAAAATATTATGAGAGTAAGCAGGATTATTCCTGACTTTATATCTCAACAAGGAAATTCTATAATACAATTAGATTTAAGAAATTATCCAAGTGATACAGCAGTTAGCTCATCACTTGGACCTTTTACAATAACAAGTGGTACAACAAAAGTAGATACACGTGCAAGAGCAAGAGCTATAGCTCTTACTATATCTAATACAGCAGTAGATACCAGTTGGAAATTAGGCACTTTTAGGTTAGACATACATGCAGGAGGAAGACGATAATGTCAATTACAAGATTACAACAAGCTAGACAAATGTATGCAATGGGCCAAAGAGTTGCTAAAACTTTAGACGGTTCAAGACCCGGTTATCGTGGTTCTGATATGGCTACGGTTGCTGGTGAAAATAGAGCTGCAAATACTAGTGCTAAAAATACTAGCGGTGCTGATTATGCTGGAGGTAATCAGGGTGGCGGTGGTAGTGGATCAGATGGTCAAGGTAATGATTACTCAAGTATGACTGGTAAAGATATTAAAGATGCAAGAAGAGCTTATGAAGTAGGTGTTGCAGGTGGTTATGCTAAAGATCAAGTTGTAGGACCTTATGGTCCATATAAACCAGGATATAATTATCAACCTTTTTTAGATTATAGACCAGACTTTAAACCTTTACCTCCACTTGGTCCTTTTGGTTTACTTACAAATGTACTTAATAAACCATTTCAAAAACTTTCTGATTTTACTACAGGAAAAAACAGAGATTTTTTTATGAACGAAGTAGTAAGAGCTGGTAAAATTCCTGATTTAAATTTTGGAACTATTGCTGAAATGACTCCAGATGAATTAGAAGCAGCCTACGAAGGTTATTTATCAGACAGATCATCTGGCCAAATAGATGCTTATGGAAACCCAATTGGCGATAACGTTGGTGGTAATAATGATCAAGGCATTGCAACTTTATATAACTACGACATGTTTGATGATAGTAGTGTAGATGAAAACATGGAAGTAGCAAACGATCCATTTGTTTCAAGATTT